TCAAAGCCTTCTTCAACTTCTTCGTCGTCATCATCGTCTTCGTCTTCTGCTTCGTCTAGTTCTTCGTCTGACTCATCTACTTCTTCGTCTGCTGCTTCTGTTGTTTCTTCGTCGTCTGACTCGTCAACTTCTGCTTCATCTTCTAGTAGTGATTCATAAATGTCTCTTGATTTTTCTACCACAATCTCGTGGAATAGCTCTTCAGCGCCTTCCTTATCTTCATTGATAAGACGCTCGAGCATTTCTTCAAATTTACTGCGATCTGCCATTTTAAACTCCTATAAATGTTTGTACGCCTACAAGGCGTGGGCTGTCATATAATATTTAACAAAAACGGGAAAAAGTACGTAGAAATAAGCTCAAAACGAGCCATTTTGTTTATTTATCAGGATTTTGCAAGATTTTTTCCAAATCTTGCACAAAAATATGTTCTAAATTAGGAATATTTTCTAAGTCTTTAGGTATAAATCCTCTTTCATCAACTACTCTTATATATCTTTTTTTAGTATTTTCTTTAAGAACATTTACTGTTTGACGCATCCAATTTCCAAAGTATGTTGCACTATCGCCAGACTTTTTATAATTGAAAGAGTCTGCATAAATGTTATTAAAGCGTTTACCGTCTTCTAAACCCTTGTAGTCAAATCCTAAAATATAAATTGTGTCGTTGTCGTGTTGACTTGCAAGCCATAATGCTGTTGGTCCACTACTCCAACCTTTGCTTGGTTGAAAATAATTAAATCCTCTATAGTTTGTGTATGCTTTATTAGGATTTGTCCAAACTTCGTGATCACGTTGATAACCTGCTTTGTGAATTTCAATTATCATTTTTGTATCAACTGCTACAAGGTAATCTGGATCAAACTCTCTATAAAGTGCGTTACATCCGTAAATTTTTCCTGCTGCTTTTAGCATATGCAAGTCAATAGACTTTCTGCTTAGACCATTGCCTAATACAAATGCAATTTTTGAATCTTGAGTTCTTTTAGAAAGTTTGTTAGCATGTTCTGCTATTAAAGCATCACGCTTTGCATACTCTTTTTCCAACCTGGATCGTTGCTTGGCAGCTCTGCGCTGTGCTTGTATTACTTTCCATTGTTGTTTTGTATATTTAGATTTGTCAATTTTGCCCATCAAACTCCACCGGCTTCAGCATTAGCAGCAATTCCGTACATTTGTCTTACAAAGAACAAGTCATTCTTTGTTTGCTCTGTATGTAGTTCATTAGCTTTGCGAACCCGATTGATTTGACGTAGTGTTAATCTTGTTTTACGAGTATCATCCATGTCAATAGGAGAAGAATCGTTTTCCGGTTCATAAGACTTGTCGTCTACCGGGTCAATTGTTTCTTTATCAAAATAAAATAGTTCTCGTAGTATCATATTATTATTTATACCGTTTGGTCAGTTGCCGGTGCCGCTGCTGCGCCTCCTACACTCTGATCTGTAACTGTTTCTGGTCCTTCGCCAGCGCCACCGTCTACAGGTGCTTCACCTGTGTCGAGTTCGTCTTCTGCGCTGCCAAGATCGGATTCAAGTCCTGCACCACTAATTCCTGCGCTGCGCATTTCAGCACCTGCGTCTGTTGGTGGTGTTTCTAAGTTCTCGTCGTTTTCTTCACGCCACAAGCGTTCATTTTCAGCAAGCTCTTCGGCAGTTAGTCCTAAGAAGCGTTGCATTGCAAAACGATTTGAAATGTAAGGTATAGCACTCATCTGTGTAAATGTTGGAATACGTGCGTTATCAATTTCACTTTGTCTGTATGCTGCAAAGTTTTGTGGAGGCTGGAATCTAATATCAAACATTGAAGTATCAATGTTTACGCCTTTTTCTAGTACATATCTTTTGAATTCTGTGTCAAAGTCTTCAGCAACTAAGTTTTGTAAACGTTCACAGTAAGTGTTGAATCTTAATTCTTGGATGTAAGCAGTGCCGACTCGTCCGTCATTGTATTGAGCAGCACTGTCATCAGCCCCGGTTGGTAGGTAGCTGCTAGGGATTCGTAAACCACGTACGAGCTTATTAGTAAAATATCTAAGGTCATCAATTTCTCCTAGGTTAGTACCACCTGGTAGTGTTTCAACTTTTGATCCACGCCCTTCAGCAGTTTGTGGAAAGAAGTAGTCTTCGTTGATTGACAGTGGATTGTAAGAACTGTCTATGACGTTTGTGCCGCCACCTGTCGCCGATGGGATACGTCTTTGATGTATTTCCGTTTTAACACGCTCCACAAACTGCATAGCAAGGTGTGAAGGCATGTTGCCCACATCAACGTAGAATACTCTGCGCTCTGGCGCACGTTGGACACGATAGATAATAATTGCATCTTCAAGCAGTTCCTTCTGCTTGTAAACTTTAAAAATAGTTTCTAATAAACTGTTACCAAAAGGATAGTTTTGATCCAATCCTTCTGAAAGACTTAGATGTACAATATGTTTTGCGTCAACTGTTACTTCGCCGTCTTCTTCTGTAAATCTACTTGCTGTAAAACTTGATTGAGGTTGTCCTACCATCCCCCTAGCATTACCTTGTGGATGATATGATCCACTACCGCTACCACTTATGTTTCCACTAGTAGTATGAGGTGTAGTTGCTACTGCTTCTTTAAAATTTAAATTAAAGTTTTTGATTACATACTGCTCAGGTTCTTTACCTTCGCTTTCATTTACAATAATTTTTGTTACATTTGCTGGATCAACATAGAACCAACGTTTAGTTTCTGGATCTCTAATAAAGAATGCATCACCGTACTTGAATACGTTGCGCATTGTTCTAAACATTTTTGTGTCAAACTTTTGTAGTTTGCACCATTGCAATAGATACTGTTGTAGTATTGTAACTTCTGAGTTTGTTGCTTTTGATTTAAAGTCAATAACAAAAGGTGTTCTGTTTTGTTTGTTTTCTTGTGTGCAAAATTCTGCTAGGATATCAAGTGCAGCATTAACTTCTGAGTCTTGATCCATAGTATTGTATTGACCGTAACGTTCAATACGATTTGGAGTACCAACATAAACATCAGGCAAATAACTTGAATAGTTTGTACGAGCAGGGCCAGGGTTATTACCATTGGTTGCACCGCCTAGAGGACTAAAGTTTCCTCCTAGATTATCCCTTGTAGGAACCGGTGTAAAATATTTTTTCCAACTCATCTATAACTCCTGCTTAGGTACCCGGAATTAAATTTCCGTTTAGACCTTTAGTTGCTTTCATTGTGCCTTTTTCTATATCTAATTGTTCTTGAAGTGTTGCTAACACTTGTTGCATCGTTGTATTTAACTGATTTAGCTGTTGACTGCTACCAGCACTGGACGATTGTATCGATCCTAATGCATCAGCAGCCGCAACTCCAGTTCCGCCGCCCAGCATGCCTTTGTTATCTTCTGCAAGCACAGTGTTTAGTTCTCCTAAAGTATCAACTAGATCTTCTAATGCTTTATTATAATTGATAACACTGTCTTTGTCAAGAGAATTTAAATCTGATACCATTTTTGACAAACCTGGTACCGATGCTAATGCAGTTAATCCTGTTGCTGTAGTTGAAAGTCCTGTTCCGGTAATAGCAGCAAACTCTGAAAGTCTGCTAACAAGTGCTTTTGGTATGTCTGGCAATTCGTCTACGGTTGTTCCTGAAAAGTTAGACAATGCTGTTGCCATTGTTGCCATTGCATCTGCATTATTTTTAACGCCTTCGGCGTTAATATCCATTGCACCAAATTCTTGTATTTGTTCAAAAGGTGTATCGCCGCCAAAGAAACTTGCAATAGCATTTCCTATTGCTCCTATAGCATTACCGGCTCCGGATTTGCCTGCCGCTGCTCCTTGTGCAGCCATTGCTTGACTAAATGCAACCATTGCTTCTGCATTTGCTTTAACTTTTGCTGTATCAAATGAGTAACCTTGGAATGTTTTTATATCCTCATAAGGTATTCCTGATTCGCCTCCGAAGAATCCTGCAATAGCATCTCCTATTGCACCAACTGCTCCGCCTGCTCCTGCTCCTGCTGCACTAGCACCATAAGCTGCCTGTGCTTCTGCAAATGCAACCATTGCTTCTGCATTTGCTTTAACTTTTGCAGCGTCAATATTTGCTGCACTAAATTTTTCTAACTTTGTAAGTGGATCATCAGCGCCAAATAGTTTTCCTATTCCTTCGGTAATGCCTCCTACTAGTGTTCCTAATCCTGCAACTGCTGTTCCTGCACCAAATGCTGCCATTGCTAGGCTAAGATCTAGCATTCCTGATGCTGCTGAACTGATAGCTGCTCCGTCTAATTCTTCAAATGATTTTATTCCGTCAACAAATGTAGGTAGTGCTTTACCAGTAAGCCATGCAGCACCTGCAATACCTGCACCAATTGCAGTAATTGAAAGACCTAATATAGTTGCACCTACAAGTATTTGTGGATTAGCAAATGCAGCAAGTCCTTTCGCAGCGCCTTCCATTGCACCGCCGGCAATACCACCTACAAAGCCTCCAACATTACGTCCCATCTTAGCGCCAGCATTGCCACCTTTGCCACCTTTGCCACCTTTGCCGCCACCGTCACCGCCGCCGCCACCGAACATTCCGGAAACTGCACTACTTAATGCATTTTTAATTGCACTAGCAGCAAACAATGCTGCAATAGCACCACCAACTGCTGTTAATACAGTTGTATTGGTAAGCATACTTTTAAATGCATCACCTATTTTTTCACCTATTGCTCCGAACAATCCTTTATCTTGGATTAATGCAATGAAATCTTTTATCCCTGCAGAAATTTTCTCAACTATTTCTTTCATTTTAGCAATGCCGTCTTCTTTTGTAAAATAATTTACAACATCACTAAGCATTGTTTCTAAACTTTTGAAAACACCACTTTCAATAAGTGCGCCAACAATAATATTTCTAGCTTGTGTTATTCTTCTTTCAAAGTCTAATAACCCATCATTTCCTCGTTTTGCTGCTTTTTGTTGAGCATCTAAAGCATCTGCAGATCCTTTACCTACATTTTGTAATCCCATCAATTCAATTGCAGCAGAACCAACTTCGCTACCAAGTCCTGCCATTGTTGCGTACTGTTTTTTCTGCTCATCGGTTAAATTGTTAGCTGTTTCAGCAGTTTTACGCATTTCTGCCATGAACTCATCTTGTGTTACAGTTCCGTCTCGCAGTCCTTTTGCCATTCCAGCTAGTCGAGGATTCAAACGTATCAAATCTTTACCAAATTCGCTCACCGGAACACCACCAGTTGCAACAAGTTCTCTAACTGCTTCTGCTGTTTTTGGACTTGCTGCTTCTAACATTGTGGTTACACCTGTTAGATTTGCTCGTGCAGTTTCATCCATTGTTGCCATTACAGCTCTCATACGTGCATCTAGACTTTCTTTTTCAAGTTGAGCAGCAATAGCATCTCTTTGCTGACCTGTAACTTTTGCAAGCCTATCTAATTGCATTGTATATGCATGTGTGCCAGAAGCAATTTGCTGATCAGTCATTTGCTGACTTCTACCAAGTCTAGTTTGTAACTTAATATAATCTGCTGTGTACTCAGCAGTTTCTTCCATTGTTAAACCTAAGTTGCTAAATTGTGGACCAAAGTTTTTTTGTAATATTCCACTAATTTGTGTAAATCTTTTAGCACCTTCTCGAGCTCCACCACCAAACAATGCTAAATCTTGGCTGTTATTGCGAATAGTATTCGTAAACGTTTCTAAACTTAGTCCACTTCTAGCAGCCATTGCTTGTACTTCAAACAAACTACCGCCAAAATCAACACCAACTGATGTAAGAGACCTAAAATTATCAACAGTACTATCAATAAATCCAGTTAAGATACTTAAATGAGATCCAACAATTGGTATATGTTGTGCAAAGTCAGTAAGCCTGTCTCCACCCATTACAAGTTCTTTGCCTAAACCAACTGCTGAACCTAATAATGTGCCGAAACCTTTAACAGCAAGTCCTAAAGCACCCCTAGCTGCATTATTAAATGCATTTGTACTGTCTTCAACTGCCTCTGTGTTTTCTTCTAGTGCATCTCTGTTCTTTTTTACAACAGTAATGCCACTTTGTGTAGCTTTATTGTGTAATTCACGTAGTTTATTTTCTTCTTTCTGGCCTTTGTTAGAAATTCCGGCCATTTTTTCCATAGCTCTGGCGAGACGTTCAAGCGTTACCTCACTGGCAACACCGTCGCCGCCTACATTTTCTATTTGTACAGTTTGATCAGCCAAATCTTAAAACCTAATAAAGTGCGCACATAAATATAGATGATACATATTTACATAATGTATTTATACGGAGACAATCATGCCAGAAATTACTGCACCCGGTGCAAACCCTTTACGTAAGTTTTATCGTCAGCCTAAGGTTTACTTAGACTTACCCAGTAGAGGAAAATATTATCCAGAAGGGTCATTAGAAATGACAGAATCTAACGAACTTCCGGTTTTTGCTATGACAGCAAAAGACGAACTTGCTATGAAAACTCCAGATGCACTACTAAACGGTCAATCTACAGTTGATGTTATACAAAGTTGTGTTCCTAATATAAAAAATGCTTGGAATATGCCTTCAGTTGACTTAGATGCAATACTAATTGCTATAAGAATTGCTACATACGGTGAAACAATGCAGATTACGTATACAACTCCTGGTACAACAAACGAAAGAGACTATAATATTGACCTAAGACAGTTACTTAATAAAATTACAAATACGGTTTTTGAAGATAAAATTACTGTAGGCGACATGGTCGTAAATTTGGCTCCTTTAACTTATAAAGAATTTACAGCCAACGCTATGAAAACATTTGAAGAACAAAGAATTTTCCGTATTGTTAATGATGATGACATTCCAGATGAAGATAAGATTGCAAGATTTAATGAGAGTTTTGCAAAATTAACAAAACTTACAGTAGATATGTTAGCAACAAGTATTAAAAGCATCGAAGTTGACGATCAAATAGTTGACAACAGAATACATATACAAGATTTTATCGATAATGCAGATAAAGATTTCTTTTCTGATGTATTAGATCATTTAGAGACTCAAAGAAACAAATTTCAAATAGAACCTTTAAAAGTTAAAACACTTGATGAGGAACGTGAGCAAGGTGCTCCGGATGAATTTGAAATTCCTATTACATTTGACCAATCAAATTTTTTCGCATAAGGATCTTGTCGATGAGCCTTGATGAGATCCTTCAAGAAGCTAAAAATTTAGAAAATGATCAAAGAGCATTAAAAGGCGAGCTATTTAAAATGTGTTGGGCTATGCGCGGAGGCATTACCGCAGACGAAATGTTTGGCTTAACATACGAAGATAGAGAAATTATTGCTTCTGTGTGTAAAGAAAATATAGAAATTACTAAAAAAAGCGGCTTGCCTTATTTTTAAGCAGCAAGCATTGCTTTTACTTCTTTAGCAACTCCAGCTTTCTTAATTGCATCTGCTAATGTTTGGATTTTAGGGTCTACATCACCACCTGTGCCGCCTGCTTTGCCTTTTTCACCACTTTGTGCGTTTGCTGCTGAAGGTTTAGGAAGTTTTACGCCAGCTTGTTTAGCAATAGTAGCAATAGTTTCATCTTCTACGCCACCTTGCTGTAAAATATTAACAATACTACCTGCATCAGTTGGTTTTCCTGCTTTTACCCAAAGAGAATTTAGTTTTTTAGCTGTTGTAATGCTTCCAAGTTCGTTTCCTATATCTTTTGCTTTAGCAACACCTGCTTTTGCTCCTTTAGCAATTGCACCACCCACTTTTTTAGCAGCACCTTTTATCATATCACCAAAAGGTGCTTCGTTAATTTGTTTTTCTTCTAAGTATTTGGCAAATCTAGCTTCCATATCAATTGATTCACCAGCTGCTTTCATAATATTAGCTCTGCCTTTAAGATCACTTGGATCAACTGCTGTTGCTTTACTGTCTACACCTGCAATTTTCTTATTGCCTGCTGCACTAGTTACAACATCTCCGGGCTTAACTTCGTCACCGCCAACTTTGAAAGCACCTTTTTCTCCCTGAGATTGAATACTACCTTGTGCAATAGCTGCAATAGCATCATTTGCTTTTGTAAGATTTTGTAAAAATGCATCATTAGCCTGTGCAATGTTTTTAGCAATGTCATTTTGCAGATTCATGTCGTCAATGAATTGTGCTTTATCAAATGTTTTTGCAAAATTCCATAAATCGTCAAATGCATCTAGTGCTGCACCGTCTGTTGTTTTTCCAGTAGCTGCTGTTGCGTCTAACATAGTATCAAGAAGTTTTTGGAACTCAGGAACTTGGTCTTCTGGAATAACCATACTACCAATTTCTCTAACACTTTCAAAACCTGGAGCACTTAAAGTGTCTTTAAAACCTACTTCTAGTGTTGTAAGTCCTGGTGCTTTGTCGTATGGAATGGCATCCATACGCATACCTTCCAACCAATCGCCGATGCCTTCTAATGCCCAGCCAGCAATAGCACCATAGGCTGCTGTCTTGACTGCTTTACCAACTGCGCTAGATAATTTTTCACCTTTTAACAATTCATTTGTTGAGCGTAATATTAAACCTGCTGCCATACCGCCTGCAGGACCGCCTACAAATGCCGCAATTGTAGTTAAGATACCTACAGCAATACTTGCTTTACCTGGATTTGCTTTAGCCCAATCACTAACTTTAACAATACCTTGTACAATTTTACTGTCAGGTTTGTTTGACATAATATCTTGCTTGAGTTTTTCAAACTTTGCATCTGCATCTTTAACAGGACCAGCGTTTTGAGCCATTTTACCTAGCTCTTTTATTTTTGCATCTACTTTTTTAGCTAGATCAACTGGTAACTTTGCTGCGGCAGCAGCCATATTACCCGCTTTGCCTAGTGCGTTTGTGTTTTTACCAAGATCATTTTGAACTTGTTCAGCACTTTGGAAAATTTTTGCAATTTCATCAGGTGTTAGTTCAGCTTCGCATAGTTTTACATACTCAGCAAGCAAAGGCCATAGTTCTTTTTCCCATAACAATTGGTATTTTTGTTGAGCTTCTGTTAAATCTTGCCAACCTTCTTTTAGAATACGGTGTGATTTGTTTTCGTATAGTGTAACTTCTTGTAATCTCATAGTAAACCTGCCAATTGTTGTTTCTCTTGTGGATTTAATGCGTCGATTTGTTTCTGTAAATCTGGCGGAATTGTTGCGCCACCTGCTGCACCTGCATCGGCTTTAGCATCTATTGGCTTGCCTGTGTTATCATCTTTACCGTCTTTGTTAGCATCAACTGGTGCTGCACCTGCACCACTACCACCTGCTGCACCAGCAGCAGCGCCGCCAACTTTTAGCGGCTTGTTTGTTTTTGGATCTAATAATTTTTCTTTGCTAATGTTGTAGTTTTGTTTTCCAGAATTTACTGATACTTTTGCAGGATCTCCATCCATGCTAGGACCAACTACTGTTGCTTTAACTACTTTTCCTGATTTTGCAGCAAATGCAACTGCTGTTCCTTTTTTAACATCTGGTGTTTTAGCTGCGCCAGCATCTGCGGCAGCAGCATCTTGTCCAGCAGCACCAGCAGCACCGTCTTTACCTGGAGCACCGTCTTTACCCGGGGCGCCTTGTGTGCCAGCAGCGCCGCCTTGTGATCCTGCGTTTGCAGCAGGAGCGCCTTGCCCGGCCATTGCTTCTTTTGCAGCTTGCATTAATACAGCATCAAGTTGTTTTTTCTGTAGGACACCACTTGGAATTGTTGCTTTTGTTGTATGATTTTTTGATTTTAAAAACGCAACCAAATCTTCTCCAGTTGCTTGTGCCATGGTTTTATCGTTCCTACCTAAGTAAGCATTAAATTCTTTGTGTAATAAATTTGCAGTATCACCTAAATCAGCTTTTGCTGCAAGATTTGCAGCTTTTGATTTAGCAGCACCACCTGGAACTAAATTTAGAGCTTTAGCTCCTAGTTTTTTACCTACTTGTCCTAATATACCTGCAGGTACTTCGTCCAGTTGTTCTATCTCATCAAATCTCATCCAGAAATATCCTTTGTGTTTAATGTATTTATTTAACTTTTTGAATATCTACTTCGTAGATATTTGTTTTCGCTAACGCTCAAACTATGCACTTCGTTTGTTGATAGAAGTAAATGATATAAAGATCAAATCGTTATTACGAAGTAATAACGTTTAAGCTTCATGTAGATTGTTTCAGTCAGACGGAACCTGTTACGGTTCCATCTAATCTCAAAACTTCATGTGAGTTCGTCACAGCCGAGACTTGGAAGTAGGTGTTTTCTGCTGTACAATGGGCTCT